CACCTCCAGGGAGTAGCGGTTGGTCGGCTGGCCCTCGGCCACGGCGAAGCCGGAGCCGGTGACGCCCGCTCCGTTGACCGTCAGCTCACGCGCCGAGGACAGGTATGCCGTCCCGGTGGTGTTGACCTCACAGAAGTCGATGGTGAGCTGCATGCGCTTGAGGACCGGGTCATCCTTCTGATTCACGCACGGGGTGCCGTCGGCGGTGCGCTCGAAGAACTCCTCGCCGTCCTCGTACTGCGGCTCCATCTGGACCTGCACGAAGCCCTTGCTGACGATCTGCATGGACCCGGTACCGGTGACCGGGTTTCCGCAGGTGTCCAGCTTGACGATGCGGTAGTGCGTCCCCTTGATCGGGGTCGCGCACTGGGACACGGTGGCTACCACTGTTCACCCCTTACGTGGGAACGCCGAGAGTCGTGAGCGCTGCCACGTGGCAGCACCCGAAGCCGAACAGGTACGTCCGGCTGGCCAGGTACCGGACGGTGTTCTCCGACCGGTCGAAGGTGCTCGGGAACGGCCGGGCGAACACCTCGGACCGGTACGCGAATACCGGGCCTGTGCCGTAGATCCAGCTCGTTCCGGCGGCCGGAGCCGACCCGGCCGGGCTGGACCCGTCGTATCCCAGGCCGGGGATGACCTTGTTCCCGGCGATGGTGTAGATGGGGCCCCCGACGGACTCCGCCCGTACCAGGCCCCGGGCCTGGAAGGTCGGCAGTGCCGAGTAGGGGATGTGGATCGCCCCCTGGCCGCCGTAGCAGCTCGCGAGCTGTGCCTCCACCGCACCGAGGGCGACTGCCACGTCCTCCCCGCCGGTAACGAGCTGCGTAGCAGCCGTCTGGAGGCGGATGCCCGAGGTGTCGTCCAGGGTGGTGTTCGAGGCGAGGTGCGGCCAGGCAGTCGTCTGCGCCGTGGTGCTGGACTTGCCCGCCGACCCGGTCCAGAAGGTCCGGCTGGCGACGTAGGGCTCCATCCGCAGGAGCGCTTCCTCCGCCCGGTCGGTCAGGTCCGAGGCAGACAGACCGTTGCCGACCGGAGCGCAGTCGAACTCCGCATACACCGTGAAGGGTGTGGCGCCTCGGGTGGTCTGGGTGACGTTGGCGGCGAGGGACGCCTGAGCGGCCGGTGTACCGCCAGTCCCGGTGACGGCGATGCACTCGTCGTAGACCGTGCCGCCGCCTCCGCAGCGTTCGATCCAGGTGACACCCTGCTGCCAGTGCGCGTCGGCCGACGGGTGCTCCGCTGCATCCCACAGGAAGTTGGGGAGCGGAACGAAGCCCGGTCCGTCAACGATCTGCCGTACTCCAGCCACGGACTACCCTCCTCTCGGTCTCCGGGACCGGGGCCCGTCCGGGCCCCGGCCGTGCAGCAGGTGCAGATCAGACGTGAGCTGCGTTGGGCGATGCGACCGCGCCGCCGACCTGACCGGAGACGAAGAAGGCGCAGGTGTACTTGCGCGCCGCGTGACCGACCTGAGCGATCAGGTGGCACTCCTCCGCCCAGAGTGCGGTGTAGTCGTTCTCCGCGTTCAGGACCGAGTCCCGGATGACCCCGAGATCGAGCTGGAGGCCGGTGCCGTGCAGGAACGTCCCCGCCGCGTACAGGAGGAAGTTCACCGTGGCGGGCCAGACCGTCAGGTTGGAGCTGGAGCCGGGCTGGTTGGCGCCGCGCACCTGGTAGTCGTTGACCCACTGGACGCGGACGTTGCGGGCCGAGAACCAGGCGCCGATCTGCGCGTCGGCGATGGCGACCGCTCCGAGATCCTCGTACGGCCGCAGGACCATGTCGGCCCGGATCAGCTCACGCACCCAGTAGGGCATGACGACTTCCAGGACGGACTGGGTGCCCATGGCGTACTTCGCCCGGTAGTCCATGGCGGCGAGACCGACGGAGTTGAGCAGGCGGCTGGTCGGGCCGTCCGTGGTGACCGCGCCGATGGTCGTGGCGCCACCGGCGGCCGTGTCCATGAGGCCGATCAGCCGGGCGTTGATCGCGTGGCTGTACGCGGCCCGCATCAGGCGGATGAAGTTCTGCGTCGACTCCGGGTAGGCGTCGTCCGTCAGGTTGCCCGCCGTAAGGCTGAGGCCGTAGCACTCCAGCCGCTGCTCCGAGAAGGTCGGGCAGGGAACCCGGAGAGTGGGCTTGTTGACCGAGCCGGTGACCGTGAGCTGGTCGTCGGTCTCGCTCCAGAGCCAGGGGTCGGTCGCGTTGCTCATGCTGAACGCGAAGCCGCCGAAGCCGGACGCCGGGTTGGAGCCCGCGTTCTGGAAGAACACGTCCCCGATCGCCGGGGAGACGGGGAAGCGGATGCCGCCCCGGGTGACGCCGACCGTGGGGAGGTCGATGAGGCCGTCCGAGGCGTCGGCGATGTTGAAGAAGTCGTACATGATCTGCGACGGCGCGCACCAGCCACCACCGGCGACCAGAGCCTTCTGGTTCTCGCTCTTGGTCATCTCCTTGTAGAGCTGCTCGACCTTGGCCGGGTCGGTGCGGTCGTCCAGCGTGTGATCGAAGCTGTTCCGCACCGAGGCGACGAGGTGGTGCGGGGCACCCTTGCCGTCCCGGGAGATGGGGATGGCCTTGGCCTTGCGCTGGAACGCCTCGGCCAGGGAGCCGAGGTCGGACAGCTCGGTGCCGTGCGCCACGCCGGGGATGTCGATGGACGCGGTTACCGCGTTCGGGACGCGCTCCTGGACCTGCGGCTTGGGCGCCTTGGCGGCCGTCTGGCCGAGGGAGGCGAACCGGGTCTGAGCTGCGGCCAGCTTCTGGTCGTCGTCTCCGAACAGGGCGAGAGCCACGCCCCGGGCGGTTGCTTCGGTCAGGGCACCGAGGTCTACGGTGCCCGAGGCTCCGGCGGTGACGGCTGCGCCGCCTTCTCCGGCCGGTCCGTGGACGCGCTCGTTGATCACGGCCATCGCACGCTGCGACTCCTGCTGGGCGAGAGCGGCCTGCTCCTGCTCCCGCGTCGCCCGTACCCGGAGTTCCGCACGGATGCGGTCCAGGTCGGTGGCCAGACGCTGTGCGTAGGCGATGTCCTCGGCGGTGTAGGTGGTCTCAGCGCCACGGGCGTTGAGAGCGTCGTACGCGGCAACCGCCTCGGTCTCCAGCTCGGAAAGACGCGCTGCGTTTTCCAGAGTGAGGTCTGCGGGTGCTTCGAAAAGCTGAGGCTCCGGCACTGCAACCTCCGATGGAGAGTCCGGACTGATCATGTCGCGCCGGAACGTAACACAAGGGCGCGCTCCGGCCAAAGCGGGACCGGAGCGCGCCCTTGCAGGTCAGCCTGTCGGGTTGTCTCCCGAGCCGCCGGGGCCCGGAGGGGCCGGGGGCGGGGGAGGAGGCGGCTGGTTGCATCCACACATGACGATCATCCCTCCTGGTGCACACTCTGGCCGAGGCGCCCGATGATCCGAGCGTACGCCCACTGGTCGAGATCTTCTTCCGTCATGCCCTCGGTGAGCTGCGGAAGTCCGGCCGCGACCAGCGCGAGCTGGTGGCCGCCGGTGTACTTGGCGCGGAGCTTCGGGACGGGGAACCCGGGAACGTTGACGGCCAGCAGGCCGACCAGCCGGAGCTTGCCCCCGATGTTCCGCCAGTCGCCGGAGACCTGCCCCGAGGCGCGCAGCTCGTGGATGCGCTCCGGGTCCGTGCCCGGCCGGACCGCTCCAGCCACCCAGATCCCGTGGCCGTCGTTGCCGACGGCGACGTCAGCCACGGCGACGCCGGTGTTGTCGTAGTGCTCGACGGCGACACGGTGGTTGGCGGAGATGTCCGCGTGCCCGGTACCGAGGGTGATCTGGCCCACGCTGACCATCTCGCCCTCCTCGGTGTAGACCGACCCGGTCATGAAGTACGGGTGCTGGTCCTCCTGGGGCGGGGTGACGCAGAGACCGGCCTGCCCGATGTGGCAGGTGCCCCACAGGGCCGCGTGCCCGTAGACCCGGCCGTCGGGGGTGACCGTGATGCCGGTCGGCACGCTGAGGTCCGGGTTGGTGAACCAGTCCCGGGTGGGGCGGGCCGGAGCGTCGACCGTGAGCGTGCGGTGCCGGACCGGCCGGGCCTCCCGCAGGGAGCCGATCGGCGTCCCTCCGGCGACGATGGCTCCGGCTTCGTCCAGCAGGGCGATGTACGCCTCAGCGAACGCCGGGATGTCCACCAGCGTGGCCGCCCGGATCCGGCCCTTGTGGAAGACGACCTTCTCCGGGGAGGCGAAGAGCTTGGCGAACTCGTCCACCTCGTCGCCGCCCTCGGGCGCCTCGGGCCAGACCAGCTCCATGTCCGCGTCCTTGATCGAGTCGACGTCGACCGACACGCCTCGCAGGTGCTGCCCCTTGATCTTCCCGTAGACCTTGCGGCCGTCCTCGTCGGCGAGGTCGAGCACGCCCTCACCCATGATCAGGCCGGAGTCCTCGCGCCAGATCTTGTCGATGCGGCCGACGTTGACCGCCTCGGTGCGCGCCTCGCCGCCGTGGGAATCGACACGGTTCCAGCGCAGGGGGAGCGGCAGGTCGGCCCACGTGAGTGCGCCGGAGTCGAACTCCCGGCCGTCGCCGGTCTCGATGCCCTCCACCGTGAGCGGGCCGCGCCAGGGCGCTGTGTCTCCCGAGGCAGTCTCGGTGTCCTCGTCGTAGTTGATGACGGTGCCCTGGGCACTGTCGTGCACCACGGTCTCCTTGACGAACACCAGCTCGTCGTAGCCCTCCTCCACACCGAAGGCGGCCCGCTCCAGCGCGCTGGCCTGGAGCACGTCCGGCACCGGGTCACCCAGGGTGCGGTAGTGCCCCCGCAGGTGCGCCTTGGCGCGGGCGACCGCCTCGGGGCTGTGGCCCTTCAGCGCGCTGAAGCGCTGCGCCGCCGCGTGGACACCGTCCGCGTTCAGGGCTCCCGAGGGCTCGTGGTGCGGGAGGAAGCAGCGCTGCTTGGCCGACCCGTCGCCGGAGTCGCAGGCGGCGGCAGCCTTCTGGTACTCCGGGTCGCTGAACCGGCTCGCGGACCCGTCCCAGGCCAGCGTCTCCACGGCGCCGGAGAAGTGTCCCTCCTCGGCGTACATGTTCTCCTTGAGCCGCTTGTCCTTCTTGGTGCCGGGGTTGGGGTCGCCCTTCTTCAGAGCCTCGGTCTCGGTCGTCACTGGGGCCTCCTCGGGCCGGGTTTCGGGCTGCATGGTAGCTGCGGATGCCGTGGCGGCCGAGCCGGAGCCCCAGTTGGCCACGATGAAGCCCCGGCAGGGATTGCCGTGAGCCGAACCGGCGCACCCCGCGTACCCCATGACCGGGTACGCGCTGATCGCCGCGTCCAGGCCGGTGAAGACCATCCCGTCCTCGGCGATGCAGGGCTTGCAGGTGTTCTTGTCGAGCACTTCGCTGGCGGTGTAGCTCTCCGCCTCGGGCGCCGCCCGCAGGACGGTGTTCCGGCCCAGGTTCTGGGCTGTGCTCATGGCCGCCTTCACCGGCGCCTGGACGGCCCTCTCCGCCCCGCTCTGGAGCGCGCGGTCCACCTCTCCGGCGATCTCATCACCCCGGGCCCGCCGGGAGATGAGGCCCATCGTGAAGCGCTTCGCCGACTGGACCATGTTGCTGGCCATCAGGTCCGCACTGATCTGAGCGATGCCCTTGAGCAGCTCCTTGCCCCCGAGGGCCGCCGTAAGGCTTTCCTCAGAAGCATTCTCCGGGATGGACCAGTCGGGGACCCGGACGCCCTGCGCCTCAGCTTCCCGCTGGACCGCCCGGCCCGCCTGCTCCGCCAGAGACCGCATGTGATCAGTCAGGACGTGCACGGCGGCGGTGGTGTCGACGTGCAGGGCCGCGAGCATGGACGGGTCGTCGGGGGCCGTCGCGATCTGCTCCCGGATCTGCTGCCTCCAGTCGGCCATCTCCGTGCGGAGCCGGTTGGTCGTGGTGTTCACGGCCTCGGTCCACTGGCGGTCGTGCTCGGCGAAGTTGACGTGCGCTTCGTAGTCCTTCAGTTGACGTCGCAGGTCGGCGGACGCGGTGACCGGCTCGCCGGGCTCCTCCGGCGCCGTGAGGGGGAAGTCGTGGTCCTCGGAGCCGAAGCTGACCCGGATCCGGTCGAACGTGACAGGCCCGAGCCGCTTCTCCATGATCCGCATCAGCGTTAGGTCGGCCGAGTAGGCCGCGCACACGTGCGGCACCCAGGGGCAGTGCTGCTCGGGGACGTCCGGCTTGGCGTGCATCATGCCCAGCACGTCCTGGGCGACATACTTCGCCCCGGTGAGGGTGAGGTCCCTCCAGTCGTCCGACGGGATCTCCCCGACGTTCCAGACCCAGGAGGGCTTGGGCGAGTTCCCGTTCCAGTGCGCAGCCCCGAAGATGTTCGAGGTGATCGGCTCCAGGTCGTGCATGTCCAGGCACATGCGGAGGCAGTAGAGCAGGTCGGTGCGCTGGTCCGGGGTCCAGTCGTTGGCGTCGTCGCCGAGGAACATGAGGGTGAGGTGCAGGTCCCTGGTCGCCTCGCCGCCGGGGACGCGGAGCCGGGCCGCGTCCTCGGCTGTGGGGATGAGGGCGATCATCACTCCGTTCAGGTGGTCGTCGTCAGCCACGGACGGCCTCCATGCTCTTCATGTCCCGCGCCTGGAGCGAGGTGCTGATGAGCGCCCGGGTGTCGGCGAAGGGCGCCCGGCCATCGATCCGCAGGCGGCCGAAGGAATCCAGCCGGACCAGGTAGACCCCGGCCTGGCCCGGCCGGGCCGTCGGAGCCGTGCTGGTGACCGCGTGCGTGAACGGGCAGGTGTACTCGTGCTCATGGCACAGCGCCGGGTGCAGCAGCTCCCAGGGCGCCCTGTCCGAGACCGGCAGACGGAGCATGTGCTGGGTACGCGCCTGCTCCAGGTAGCGCGCCGTGGCGGCGGTCTTGGGCGGAGGCGTGCTGGGCTTCCCGCCTGAGGAGGGCGGGGCTGCGGGGGCGGGGGGTTTGCCCGGGGGACCGTTCTGCGCTCCTCCAGCGGGAGCCGGGGGAGCCGCCGCAGCCTGGTCGTTCTTCTCGTCCTCGGCACCGGAGGTGGAGGACGCCGCGACGTCGAGCACGTCGGAGCCCACGAGCACGTTGACGGCCGAGGGCGCGGCCTGCGGGGAGTTGCGGACCAGGTTCTTGAGCAGGACTTCCTTGAGCTCGTCGTTCTCGGGCCGGTCGTCCTCGTCAAAGCCCAGCTCCCGCCGGTACGCCTCGCCGGACAGCTCCATCCGGTCGTAGGCCAGCGTGGCCCCGTCGGAACGGTCGGGCCGGAGAGCCAGCTCCGACATGTCGTACCAGACGACCCAGCCGGTCGGGTCCTGGCCGGAGGCTTCGAGCCGGGGCTGGAGGTACCCCCGGGTGAGGGAGTCGCAGATCAGCTCAGCGACGGGGGCGATGTGGGTCTTGAGCGCGCCTTCTTCGAGCTGCCAGGCGCCCCAGTGGTTCACGTCGCCCATGCCCAGCAGGATCTCCGCAGGCATGTCGAGTTTGGTGGCGAGCCGCTTGATCGCGCTGTCCCGCTTCTCGATGATCTTCTCGTCCATCTTGAGCGTGAAGTCGATGTGCTTCAGCTTGTCGATGGCCTCGGCCGGGCCGAGGATCGGGATCGGGATGACGGAGCTGGCCGTGCCGGGCTTCTCGATCGCCGTGGCGGCGATCTCGATGAACTCCGCGACCAGGGGGTTGGGCGCGTCGGCGAACTCCTCGCGCACCGGGAACGTCAGCTCGTCCGGGATGCCGAGGATGCCCGCCGACGCCAGGCGCGACAGGTACTCCGCCGAGATCTTCCGGTTGACCAGCTCCAGTTCCCGCATGATCTCCCGGGCCGAGCGCGCCGGGGAGTCGGCGAGGTGGTAGTACCGGTCGTGCGGACGCCACACCCGGGTAACCAGGTGGTTGTCGGCGATCTTCCGCCAGTCCTGCCCGGCGTTGACGGACGTCTCGTCCAGCACGTAGTACGTGCCGGACTGGCTCCGGATCTCATCGACCGACCGGACCATCCACTGCTCGGTCTTGCCCTGCGTCTCGCCGATCAGGTAGCCCTCGCCGGGAACCTGGAGCTGGACGGTGAGCCGCTTCATGATCTGCGCCCGGCCCGCAACACCCCCGCCGAACGACATCATCAGTTCGGCTGCCGGGCCTGAGTCCTGGATCTCCGGCTCGTCCATGTCCGGCTGGATGCGGGCCGCCTTGAGCCGGACACGGCTCAGCATGGCCGCCTGCCAGCCGACCCCGAAGTTGAACTCCCCCAGGTTGTCGAAGTACGACCAGACTTCGTTCTGCCACTTGTCCGTGTGCCGGAGGAACTGGGCGGCCGGGCTCTTGGGCTGTGCGGCGGCGGCGGTGAGCGCGCTGGGCAGAGGGGCCTGTGGCAGCCCGGCGGCCGTGAGCGCCGGGCTGCTCCGGCGGAATACGTCGTACCAGGCCATGTGCTGCCTCCCGATCATGTCGGGCGCAGGATACCCGCCATCAGCCGTCCGGCCGCGCGCAGCACTGAACCCCCGGGATGGCGGACCGGGGGTTCAGTGAGGCCAGGCTAGCCGAGGTTGCCGAGGATGAGGCCGGTCATGCCCGCCTTGCCGGAGGCGAGAGCCGTCTGCCACGCCTCCACCTCGTCCTTGGCGAGGAAGACGGTCAGCGTGGTGTCGACGGTGCGGACCGTGACGGCCAGACGCTGCCCGGCCGGGGTCTCCTGGAGGGAGACGGTCAGGTTGACCGGGACGATGCTGAGGAGCTTGTTGCCGAAGTCGACCGGCGGATCCCCGTGGACGAGCTGCGGGCCCGCCGCTCCGGGTGGAAGGGGCTGAGTCATGTGCGTCTCACATGGGGTTGTTGCGGTTGAGGTACCAGGCCAGGCCCGCGTACCCGAGAGCCAGCGCGGCCCCCGCGCCCCCGGCCACGCCGATCACGAACCAGGTGAAGCCGTCCATCAGGCCCACTTCCGGCTCGACAGCAGAGCAGCAACGGCCCACACGGCCATGCCCTGGAGCCACGGCACCGGAAGGCCGTACAGGACGTCCGTGACGGCGACCAGCGCGCCGGAGACGTAGGCCGACGCGCACCACGGGCAGCTCAGCAGTTCGGCCAGCCAGTCCGGCACCCAGGACTGCCGCTCCACCCACCTGTTCTCGACCCCGTTGATGTTCTGGTGAGCCCAGGGGACCTTGGCTCCGGGCTGCCGGATGGCTTCCCACTCGGCCGAGAGCATGGGCCGCCAGCCGCCGACCAGCCTGTCCCGCAGCCACAGCACCGGCGGCAGCGTGTCCTTGATCAGCAGCCGCGTGAGCCGGTATGCCGTCAGGCACAGCAGGATGAAGACGAAGTACGTCACTCCCGGCCCTCCTGCGAGGGGATGTGGCCGAGCGCGCTCCGCTGCTGCCGCTCCAGACGGCGCTGGGTCAGTTCTTGGTGCAGGGCGTGCTGGGCCTGCCGGTGCATCCCGAGGGTGCTCCAGAGCCGGACGTAGAACGCGATGCCGAGGACCAGGCCGAGCAGCCCGATCAGTACCCCGATGAGCAGCAGTGCTTCCATGATCTTCCTTCGGTGGGCGGAACCCGGTCATGCCGGGTGGAGGTGGTCGCTGGCCGGGCCCCGCTACTGGAGAGGATGCACCGGCCAGACTCACGGTTCCAGGGTCAGGCGGAGAACTTCCCCGCCGGGGACGGGGGAACGGGGTTGACGACCTGCGAGCGCACGAAGAAGGCGACGATGACCGCCAGTGCGCCGAGGAGCGCCTGCTGGGTGTCCGAGGTCCAGTGGAGGCCGTACGCGGCCAGCAGGTTGAACAGGGCGAGCGCCACAGCCGACACGAACGCCACGGCCCCGTCGTGCATGCGGATGGCGTTGACGACACCGAACGCGAACACGATCGCGGCGGTGATCCAGACCTGCCAGGTGGACGTGACGTCGATACCGAACGCCAGGAGCACCTGTACGGCGGCCGTTACCAGGCCGAGCCAGGCGACCTGGTCCCGGCTGAAGATCTTGGTCATTCTGCCCCTCCGGAGGCTGATGAGTGGGTGATCGCGGTGAACCCCCGGTCGAGAGTATGCACCACATTTCCGACCCAGCCACCGGCGAGCAGTACCCCGAGCACGAGCGCGCAGAGGACACCGATCAGCACCGTCCGGTGTCTGTGCAGGGAGAATCCGGCGAGGAAGATGAGGAGGACGATGGTCAGACTGGGCACGGGCATGGCATCCAGCGTAGCCTCCTGCACGCGCCTTCAGCCGACGACCCGGTCCATGCTGGACATGCCGCCCGACCCGATGGTGGTGGTGGCGGTGAGCTTGACAATCCTGTTGTGCCAGGCAGGCCAGACCATGGCGTCGAGCCGGTCGGGGCTCCAGTCCAGCTCCGGGTACCAGGTGCAGAGCTGGTCCTCCAGCTCCGGCATGTTGCCGACGATGTGCCAGCGGTTCTGCGCGCTCAGGGCGGACACGGGCTGCGCGCGGACCGCCTTGCCCCGGGTGGCGCGCACTATCTTGATCGGGATGTGGACCCCCATCTGGTCGGCGGCGGCCCGGATCGTGGAGACGGCCATCTCCCCGCCGTAGTTGACCTCCACGGCGATGTCGTCGGCGTCGAACTCCTGCGCCGCCTTGACGGCCGCCCGGCCCCAGCCCTCCGGCTTGAGGTGGACGGTGCGGTCGCCGAGGACGTAGCCGTGCGCGAGCGTCGACTTCCGGCCGCCCTCACGCTCGTACTCCAGCATCGACTTCCCGACGACGACGATCCCCTGCTCCCCGGCGCCGCCCGAGGGGTCGACCCCGACCGTGACGCGCAGCATCTTCTCCGGCAGGGCGCCGACCTGCACCCGGCTCTCCTGGAGCACGGCCCGGCTCCAGAGCGCCATCGAGTCCTCGTCCAGGATCTCCGCGTACAGCTCCTGGCGCCCGAGGTCGGTGTGCGCGTACTCCTCCTCCAGGGCCTGTTTCAGCTCCGGCTGGATGTGCGGGTTGTCGTACATGGACGCGGTGGTCTTGGTCACGTTCCGGTAGCCGCCCGAGGCGATCTTCTTGATGAGCGGCCGGGGCTTGGGCGTGGTCGACGCGACCCAGTGCGGCCGTCGGCCGGACCGCAGGCCGAAGCGCATCTGCGCCCACGCCGCGTCCAGGTACCGCCACGCGGCCATCTCCTCCAGCCAGGCAAGGCACCGGTTGCCACCGGCGCGCAGACGCTCGACGTCCTCGGGGGTGTGGGCTCCGAAGAGCTTGGCCACGGAGCCGTTGGGCCACTTGATGATCGTGCCGCCGGTCGTGTTGACCATCTTGGCCTCGGGGGAGTGCGCGCTCAGCCCCGAGGGCCCACTGAAGCAGGCCGTGGCCGCGTCCCCCAGGGTCGGGGCGATGATGCCGACCCAGTGAGGGACGGGGCCCGGCAGACACGCCGGTCCGTTGACGTGCTCGTGCACGTAACGGGCACACGCGTCCGTCTTTCCCGCGCCACGCCCGGCCAGGAGCATCCACCCGTACCAGTCCCCCGGCGGGGGCACCTGGTGGGGGAGGGGGGTCCAGCGGGGCTCGGTGAGCGTGCGCGCGTGCATCAGCAGCCGGTCGGCCGCCCGGCGCCTGCGCAGTGCTTGATCGCTCATGAGCTGAGTGTGCCACGGGTGCCTGCCAGACCCGGCCGGAGCCTAGGCGGCCGGGCCTGTGCCGGACTCGAACCGGCCGGGGGCTCCCTGCACATTTCACGGCGCAGCCCCGGAGCGTGGACTTCTCCGGGGCTGCGGGCACCGGGGGGACGGTACCTGAGTGAGCAGCGTCAGCCTACGCCCCCGAGGCCGACGCCGGAAGGCGCAGCACCTGTCCGGGGTAGATCAGATCCGGGTCGGTGATCCGGTCCCGGTTGAGGGCGTACAGGGTCTGCCAGGTGGTGCCGTAGCGCCGGGCAATCTTGCTCAGCCAGTCCCCGGCCACGACCCGGTACGTCCCGGCGGCGGCCACGGGCTTGGGCTTCACGTGGGGCGAGACGGGTGCTGAGAGCCCTCTCCCGGCCGAACTCAGCGTGGACGGCCCATTGGGCCGGACCACTCCGGCGATCGTCCCTCCGAGCCGCTGAAGGACGCTGTACCCCACCCCGCCGTTCGGGTGGTGGCTGGCGGTGTCGACCGTCCGGCCGCCGCCGACGTACAGGGCCACGTGATCGGCATAGCTGCTGAACGAGTAGATGACCAGGTCACCCGGCTGGATCTCCGACAGAGGCACTCGGGGAAGCCCCCGGAGCTGTCCCGCCGCCGTGCGGGGTATGTGTACCCCCGCCGCCAGCCAGGCCTGCGAGGTAAGGCCAGAGCAGTCGAAGTGAACAGGCCCGTTCCCACCCCACAGGTAGGAGGCATTGCTGATCTTGCTGATCGCGTACGCCACCGCCACTGCTGCTGGCGCTCGGGCCGGGCGGGGTACTGCGGGGGCTGCCTGCTGACGGAGCCGGGGAGCTGGCGCTCCCTGCCGGAGCCCGGCTTGCAGGCTGCACACCGGCCACGCTCCCGGGCCCTGGGCTGCGAGTACCTTCTCCGCCACGAGGATCTGCTGTGCCCGGGTGGCCAGGTCGGCTCGGGCTGCGTACCGGGTCCCGCCGTACGCTGCCCACGTCGGCTGGCTGAACTGGAGTCCCCCGTAGTACCCGTTGCCGGTGTTGATCTTCCAGTCCCCGCTCGACTCGCAGTCCGCCACCTTGTCCCAGGTGGACTCCGTCGCCGCCGAGGCTGGACTGCCGCCGCCCACGGTGAGGGCGACGGCGATAGTGCTCACCCCCGTCGCTCCGGCCAGGAGCGCTCGGGTGCGGTTGGGCTTCTTGTGCGCGGCCATGACGACCACCTCCGGCCCAGCACCGTAGCCGAGGCCCGGCCGGGCCCCAAACGGCAGACGTAGTCAGACTCGGTAACCCTGCGTACGCGCCGTTTTGAGGGCAGCGCCGCGCTTGGCGCGCTTGTCCAGGTGGCTGACACCCAGCTTCCCGTAGATCACGTGGAGTTTCGAGCTGACCGAGGTGCGGGGCAGCGCCAGCAGCGCCGCCGCCTCGGTGAGGGTGTGTCCGTCGACCGCCCGCAGGGTCTCCAGCTCCCGGGTGGTGAGGGGCAGGTGTCCGGGAGGCTGAGGCCCGGCCGGGGGAACGTGCACCCCGTCTTTGAGGTACCCCAGCTCCAGCCCGATCTGGAACGCGCGCTCGCGCCGGACACCCCGGGGCTCGATGTCCACCCGCAGCTTGCGGTAGATCTCCGTGACGATCCGGTGCAGGACGCCCCGGCTCACCCCCCAGGACGCCTGGATCTGGATGTGGGTCCGCCCGGCGTGCAGCGCGCGCAGCAGGCGCGCCTCCGTCTCCGTGAGACGCTCCGGCGGGGGCACCGGCTCCGCCTGCCTCTTGAGCCAGCGCGCGTTGGCGGCTTTGCAGGCGGGGCAGGCGTCCTCCTGGGCATCCATGTGCCGCACGTAGGACAGCCGGTTCCCGCAGTCCTGGTGGACGCCGATCTCCCCGAGCTGGTAGGCGCGGAGCACGGCCTGGGGATTGGTGCGGGCGGAGAGCTTTTTGCGGGCGAGCCCGGCCGCGTCCGTGACGGACTGCCGGTGCGTCCCGAGGAGCCGGGCCGTCTCCTGGATGGAGTTCCCCTGGCTCAGGTACCACAGCACCTGGCTCTGGTAGGTGGTGAGGGGGAGCTGTGGTGTGGTCATGGTGGTCTCCTGGTCCCGGAATTGGATGACGCCCCCGGCTGCCTGCCAGCTCCGCCGGGAGCGTCTGCCCCGGAGGTCCGCAAGGTCATCGCCTCCTGCGGAGCGGGGTTCTAGCCAGTGTTTACCTAAACCGGTGCGCGGCCAAACCTACAGGTCCAGCCACTCCTGGTGCTTGAGGGTCCAGTCGACGGTCCGGTCCAGAGCCGTCTCGAAGCCGACCGGCGCGCGCCAGCCGAGGCGGTCCAGGCGGGAGCCGTCCAGGGCGTAGCGGAGGTCATGCCCCGGGCGCGAGCTGTGGAAGCTGACTGGCCGGATGAGCCGGTCGACGTAGTCCGGCCGCAGGCCCATGTACGCGCCGACCATCCGCACCAGCTCGTCGTTGGGGGTCTCGCGGTCCCCGACGATGTTGACCCGGTACGGGCGGTCGGCGTCCGGGTACAGCGGAACCCGCTCGACCAGGTCCCCCACGAGGAAGGTCCAGGCGTCGGCGAGGTTGCGCGCGTGCAGGTAGAACCGGCTGCCGGGCGTTCCGTCGGGGGAGACGTGCACCGGGACGTCCGTGCCGTCCCGCAGGCTGCGGATGATGCGCGGGAGGAACTTCTCGGGGTCCTGCATCTCCCCGATGATGTTCATCGTGTTGGTGAGGACCAGCGGGACGCCGTACGTGCGCCAGTAGCTGATGGCGATGGCCTCCTGGGCGGCTTTGCTGGCCGAGTAGGGGTTCGAGGGGATGACCGTGTCCCACTCCCGGTGGCTGTAGTTGAGCGGGGCCGGGCCGTACACCTCGTCCGTGCTCATCTGGAGGAACAGGGCGGGCCGCAGGTACCGCGCCATCTCCAGCACGTTGAGCATGACCGCCGTGTTGTTCATGACGAACGGGATCGGGTCCTGGATGGACCGGTCGACGTGCGACTCCGAGGCGACGTTCAGGATGGCGTCGATGCCCCCGAGACGGAACAGGGTGACACGGTCGACCGGGGCCGTCAGGTCGAGCATGACCGTCTTGACCCGGCGGGTGTCCCGGCCCTCCATGGCGGAGTGCATGCGCGCCGGGACACCCTTGTGCCGGAAGGTAACCGGGCAGACGACTTCCCAGTCCGTGGTGACAAGCAGGTGCCGCAGCACGTGCGAGCCGACGAACCCCGAGGCGCCGGTGAGGAGGACCCTCACTGCTCCGCCGCCGTGTGCTGCGCCTGGGCGTACTCCGCCAGCGCCATGATGTGGGACCGGTACAGCTCCAGCAGCTCAGCCGCCTCGGCCGGGGTGTACCCGGAGACACGGAGCCGGTTGGTGTGGAGGTCGAACTCAAAGTCCCGGAACGGCTCCGGGCCGGTGGAGACGATCTCCCCGGGCAGCAGGGCGTCCGGCGGCGGGAAGTCGAAGTCGGGCAGCTCCGGCTCCTCGCGCTGGAGGCTGGCGGACATGTTCTGGGGCGGCTGCGGCACTGGACGGCCTTCCTTGATCAGCTCCGCCGGACCAGGAGAATGATCAGGCAGACGACGAGCACTGCCACGAGTATGTCCCACAGGGCCATGATTCTCACCTCCTCCCGGCCGGGTACCCGGCGCACCGGCCATACAGCCCTGGACATACCTATACGGGTCCGGAACGTAGTAATTCGGCCCGGTTACCGGTCCGTAGAGTAGCGGATTCCTCAGGTTCCCTTCTGAGGAGGGAACTCGGGGTGGGTGAGCCAGTCACACCACCCCTCCCGAATTCGCAGCCGCCCAGGTCAGAGAGTGGTTTTACTAAATCCGACATTCCGGGCTGCGGGCCGGGCTGTATGGCTATACGGGACGTTCAGCCGTCCACGATCTCCGCGTCCTCGATCCCGTCGTCCCCGGGGCTGTCGGGCCCCCGCAGATGCGCCCCGGCCGCCTCCAGCACCCGCTGGCGTACGGCGGGCTCCAGCTCGGGCACGGCCGAGAACCCGGCCAGGATCGCCTCCACCACGTCCGTGGACTCCTCGTCCACCCGGCGGTCCAGCGCGATGTCGATCTTCTCCCGGGCGTTGGTGCCCTCCAGCCGGGCCTGCTGCTCCTCCAGGGCGCGGAGCTGCGCCAGGGCGGCGAGCACGGGCCCGTTGTCTCGGATCGGGTTGCCGTCGTCGTCCTTGACGATCTTCCCGTTGGCGATCACGAGGTGGTCCCCGGCGATGATCCGGTAGAGCTGGCGCCGGATGTCGTTGAGGCGCAGCGAGGCGGCAGCCAGCTTCTCTTCAAGCCCCTGATCGTTGCGCTTGCGGTAGATCTTGAGCGCGCGGTGGATGTCCACGCCCACATGGCTGGCGATGGCCTCCAGGGTGAGGCTCGGGTTCGTCTCCCGGTACTCGGCCGCCATCTGCTCGGCGATCATCCGGTGGGTCAGCCCCCGGTTCGAGAGGGTGACCGCGCGCCAGCGCCGGGCCTCCACTTTGGCCAGGTCGCCGTTGTTGTACGGAGAGGCCATGATCTTTACCCTCCTTGGGCTTTTACCGCCCGGCGCCCTTGAACTTCTCGCGGTGATCCTGCGCCCGGCGGACCTCTTCGGCCTCGCTCGCGCACTTGGTCATGTTGGTCCGCATGTAGCTGACCACGCTGATCCGCTCGGCCCCGCACTGCTCGCAGTACCGGGTGACCCGACGGCCGCAGGCGCAGGTGATGGCCGTGTTGGCGTGCCACTGGTGCGCGTCCATGAGGATCAGGTCGTTGTCCTGCATGTCGACGGCGACGCGGAACTCCGGGAACAGGAACCGGCCGCCGGTGTAGCTCCCCCGGCGCAGGGTGAAGATCGTGCTCAGCCCCTTGTCGAGATCACCCTTGTCGGTGTGCATGCCGGTCGGGTACGTGTTGTTGACCGTGATGGTGGTGAACGGGGTGCCGGGCACGACCCAGTCCGGGTGCGTCTTGTTGATCTCCTCCATCTGCGCGTCGTACCGCTCCGGCACGTAGGTGTGGAGCTGGTCGCCGACCCGCTTGAGCGCCGGTTGCAGGGCCTGCCAGCTCGGCAGGTTCTGGCCGGTCCAGGAGGTCAGACGGCAGAACTTGTAGCTCCCGGCCGGGTCGAACGCGCCGAGGATGTTGGAGCTGACGTGCATGAAGTACGTCCGCTTCTGGTCGCCGACCTGCATGCCCTGGCTGCCGGAGGCCGCGCCCCGGTTGTTGGTCCGCTGGCTGCGCAGCCCGTGGAGGATGTCGTACTGCTCCGGGCTGATGAAGCCCTCCATGGCGCCGGGCAGGTAGACGCAGAGCAGCTTGCCGTCCGGCCGGAACACCCGGCTCGGGCCGGTGAGCAGGACGTTGTAGCTGTCGTCCCCGAGCACCTTGCCGACCTTGCGGTCCAGCTCGGTCTGCGGGACGCGGGTGCGGACACGGAGCGAGATCATGCGGCTGATTCTCTCAGGTCGATGAGCGGGAAGGCGTCCCGGATGCGGTCGGCCACGGCAACCGGCTCCTCCTCGGTGACGTCCAGGTCCAGGCACCGGCAGGTGGCCGGGAAGGTGCGCAGGGCGTCCGAGAACCAGTCGGCGATCCGGCTGGCCCGGGTACCGGCGCCCTTGCGCCAGCTCGGGTTCTGCCGGGCACCGCGCGCCTCCCAGCGCTGGGTCAGCAGCTCCTCATCTGCCGCGAGACGGACGAGCGTGACGGCCACGCCCGCTCGTGCCAGCCCGCCGATGAACGGCTGCGTAGCCAGCCGCGAGCCCTCCCCGAAGGCGAAGGGCGTGAGCTGGGTGCTGAGGAACTGGAGCGCGCGGGGGCCGATGTCCATGGCGAGCGCGTCGGTGCCGGGGAACTGATCCCGGGGCACGCCCAGCTCCACCCCGAGCACGCGGCCCGAGGCGGGGTGGCTGAGCCGGGAGTGCGGCACGGGCACGTGACGCAGCACGGTCCGGTCCCACCCGGCCGTCAGCTCCCGGGCGACGGTGGACTTGCCGACGCCGGGCGGGCCGGTGAGGTAGAGCAGATGGTTGATCATCGGGACATGTCTCCGGTCGAGATGCGGTGCGCGCGCTGCGCTTTGTACAGGCCATAGAGGTCACCCGGGGTGACGTCGCCCTCCCAGCGGCCGTCCTCGAACAGGTGCCAGCCCCCGTCCGTTGCGGCCCGGTCCACGAGCTGCGAGCAGATCATGTGGCCGGAGCTGCGGATGTAGGCGCGCAGATGCGGGGCGGGGATGTGCAGCCGGTGCGCGGCCAGGCTGAAGTAGTCGGCCACGCTGTACGGCACGCCCTCGAAGGACCGGGCCGCCGCCGCGACTGCGGTGCGGTACTCGTCCGGACAGCGGAGGTAGACCGTGCGGTCGGCCGGGTGCCAGTTGCGCACGTGCTGCGCGCCGCCGGGCATGGCCTCCAGGATCCAGACCGTGCCGTCCGGGTCCACCTCGGTGACGGTGTACGCGTGCTCGAAGTCGGCGAAGCCGTCACCGTTGAGCCACTGAGCGGCCCGGATAGCCACGCCCCAGCCCGTGATGACGGTGATCCCGAGGTCTCCGGGCCGGGGGGTGTAGGACCCGACGGGTCCGAGGTCGACCATGGTCACTTCCCTTTCTCAGAAGGAGTTCTCCCGTAGAGATCTTTTCCGCAGCGCAGGCAGGTCCGGGAGAACCCGCCGAACACGTCCGTGCCGTCGTGGTGCAGGCCGAGCCAGCACAGCCACCTCACTTGAGCGGCCCTCCCACGATCCAGAGGCAGGTGGTGCCGTCGCGCCGGACCCACCACTCCGGCGCCTTCTCGTCCAGGTAGCGGACGACCTTGCCTTCGTAGGTCGGGTGGAGCACGATGCCGTCGGCCTGGCCGGGCATCCGGTCGGAGTACTGCGCATAGCCGGTGCCGTGCAGGTCGAGGTGCCGGTACCTCGGCAGGCTGACGCCCATGGTCTCGAAGCGGTCGCGCAGCCACGCCCGGCGGTCCGGCCCGATGCCGACGAGCACGATGCGCTGGAGGTCACGGGGACGGTGCTGGTTGAGGCCCATGAGCACCCCGGCGGCGGTGTTGCCCGAGCCGAACGGGATGACCAGCGTCTTGACCGTGTCCGGCAGGTTGGCGCACTGGTCGGCGGCGATCTGGTGGAAGGCGCGCAGCTCCCGGGCCGACGAGCCGGGCGGGGTGGTGATGCCGTACTGGAGCCAGTAGGCAGACGGGTCGGCGGCGGAGAGGTCGGCCGCCCGCTTCTGGAGGGCCGGGTTGTAGCCGACCCGGATGCAGTCCAGTTCGGCCCCGTGGTCCACGGCGAGGCGCACGGACTTGTGCTGGAGCGCGCTGCGGGGTGAGGTGCCCCCGAGCACGACCGTGCAGCGCATGCCGTAACGGGCGGCGAGCACCGAGGCCATGGCGTTCTGCGGGCTGAGCACCGAGGCGGCGGACAGGACGCGGGTGCGGCCCGAGGCCCGGCCCTGGCGGATGAGGTGGTCGCAGGCGCGCAGCTTCGCTCCGTTGACCCCGGCCGGGAGCAGGCAGAGATCCTCCCGCTTGTACAGGCGGCCGTCCCGCTCCTGCACCGGGCTGAGCCAGTTCCTCAGATCCATGCCCGGGGGCGTCGGCCGAACTCCTGCGCCTGCACTGCCTTCTCGAATCCGTTCTGGAAGCATGACCAGTCCTCCGTCATGTTGATGACCTCGCCGTGCTGGAGGTACCAGTTCTGCTTGACCGGGCTGAGCCCGGGGTCGTACGGCTGCTTCTCCAGCAGCAGGCGCGCGGGCAGCGACCGGGCCCGCGCCTCCCACAGCACGTCGAACCGGTGACCCCAGCGGTTCTCTGCGGTGATCAGCCGGTTGTAGAGCATGTCGTTGTACACGCCGGGGTACCGGCGGTTGGGCTTGTGCCAGGACTTGTACGTGCAGAGCGCCGACTCCAGGGAGAGCAGGCTGGCCCCGGCTCCGGCGCGCTGCTGCGCCTCGGCGAACAGGCCGTGCGCTTCCTCGCCCAGGTACTCCAGCACGTCCCGGTCGTAAACCGCGTCCGTGATGCCGGGCCGACCGAGCTGCTTGTCCACGACCAGGTGATCGTGCCCGGTCACGAGCGCGAGCCCGTTGCGGTGCGACCGGCTGCCCTGGATGTCCTCCAGGTACAGGCTCGCCGCGTCCGGCACCACGACCTGGCCGAGCAGGATGCGCAGATATTCCAGGTAGGACCACGTGCTCAGGCGGCCCATGGTCCGCAGCGCGGACGCCCGCACCCACCACTGCTCCCAGTCCTGCCCGTCCCGGAAGTACCGGAACTGCGGCATCGTGCAGGAGCAGGCCGTGGCCGAGGTGTAGCTGTCCATCGCGTCCGAGAACCGGGCTTTGTGGTACCGGCGGTCCGTGTCCCAGTCGAGCAGGCTGTAGCTCCGGCGCCAGAACGCGACCGCCCGCTCCGCGTCCCGCAGGCGCGGGGCCTCCTGGAGGAGCAGGAGGGAGGTGACGGGGTTCTGGGTGTTGGCGTTCAGCCAGGCCAGCCAGAAGCGCTGCTCCAGGTCCAGCTCCATGGCCTCAGCCACGTACGGGAGCACGTAGTGCACCCCGCCAGGGAAGCTCCCCCATCTGACCGACCACTCATAGAACCGCAGGAAGACCTCCCGGCGCAGCTCGGTGCGCCGGAAGTCCATGCCCTCGGTCAGCTCGGTCACTCGGAGTCCTCGGCCTCGAACACGGCATCGGCACACGCCGGGTCCAGCTCGTCCCCCTCCAGCGCATGCCGTGCCACCCGGGCCGCCTTGAGCAGGATCTCGCCCTGCGCCAGCGCGCCCCACGACTCACGCAGCGCCATGATCAGGCGTCCCAGCTCGTCGGCCTGTGCCACGGGCAGGGGGATGAAGATGTCCCGGATGCCCCGGGACTCCATGGTCTTGCTGTCCTCGCCGCCGTGGGACTTGACCCGGGCCTGCCGCTCCACCGCGTCGTCGTTGTACTCCTCCACCCCCGTCTCGGACACCTCGGTGTACTCCGGCTCCTCGAAGCGGGCGATGATCGCGTCAACCTCGTCCTCCTCGTAGCCGGTGCCCTGGAGTTCCCCGTCCAGCAGCAGGAGCAGCGCGTGGCGCGCCTGGTCGTCGTAGGTGGCTTCGTCGTTGGACTTGTTGTCCACCAGGTTGACCCGCAGGGCGGTCTGGTCGTCGCAGGTGACGATCTCGCAGCGCGCCGACTCGTCGCCCCGCTGCTCCAGGGCGGCCATGGTGTTGTTCCCGGCCAGCACGATCAGCTCCGTCCCGACCTGCCGGACGATCAGGCTGCGGTACTGGCCGTTCTCCTCCAGGGACTCCAGCAGCTTGGTCCGGTTGCCGAGCCGGGCGTTACCCGGGAAGGGCTGGAGCTGCGCGAGGGGGATCATGCGCGTCTCGACGTACTCCGTGGTCATGGTGCAGTCCTCTCGTGGTCGTCCTGAGGGTGATGGTACGGCTCGGGCCGGTCAGCCGTCCGGGTCCTCCACGCTGAGGAACTGCCGCCAGTCGGCGGTGTGCGCGTCCATCTCGGCCTGCGTCGCCTCGGCCACCTTGCGCCCGGTGGGGAAGTCGATGATCTCCCACCGGCCGACCTCGGGGTGCCACACGGCGAAGGTCCGCTCGTCGGGGCTGACCCGGAACTCGAAGTCGCCCGGCGCGCCCTCCCCGGTGTAGTCCCAGGGCTGCGCGACGGCCGCCCGCAGCACACCCTTGAGCAGTTTTCCGATCATCCTGGGTCTCCTGGTCCATGTACGGGGCCGTATACCTACTCGGTTACCGTCCGTACGATTTCACTAAACTTACCGGTCCGTAGAGCTACGGCGTGGCGAGGTTCCCTTCTGAGGAGCGAACCCGGGACGGGTGATGGCTTCGTACCACCAGCCCCGGGTTCGCAGTCGCCCAGGTCAGGGAGTGGTTTTATCAAATCGGACATCCCAGGCGGCTGCGCCCGGTGTATGGCTATACGGCCTCAGGGGTGGGGGCGCAGGTGCACCCCGGCCTGCCGGTCGGCCGCCACGTCCCGGGCCATCTCCTCGGACAGCCCCGAGCCGAGGCAGGCGAGCACCGGGTCCAGCCGCTGGGAGCCTCCCAGCCGCCGGACCGGCACGGTCGGTGCCTGCCCGTTTTCGGGGGTGTGGGCGAGCAGGACCGTGCTGTACGTCCCGAACGTGTCCATGTCCCTGCACACCACCACACTCGCCTCGCAGAGAGGGCACTTGATCTTTCTCATGGCCAGCTTCCTTGGTCTAGGGGTGCGCACGCTGACGCAAGGCGTCAAGGGCCCGTGCAGCCTGGAGAGTCATGCCCTCGCCGTCGCACCTCAGGTAGTCGTCCCGGCTGCGGGTGTGCGCCAAGAGCACCTGCGTGAGGACGCAGGTCGTACGGCACAGCGGGCACCGGACCCACTCCGCCCGTGCGGAGTGGACCGGGCGCCAGAAGCGGTCAGTCCTTGGCATAGCACCCGTCCCAGTTGTGTGCGGCCTTGCTCGCGCCGGTCGTGATCGGAACGGAGTGGAGGCGCCCCTGAGTGGCCTCCCCGAGGTCGAAGGTGAGAGCGGCCGTGACCGTGGCGACGCACTCCTCCACGCGCCCCTCAGGGACGGAGAACACCACCTCGTCGTGCACCACGCCCCGCATCCACGGGATGTATTCCTGCGGAAGACGCAGCAGCCCGTGCACCAGGATGTCCCTCGCCGTCCCCTGGCCCATCAGCGCCGGTGCCTGTGTGTACGCCCGGCGGGGGTCGACCCGCATCAGGGCGCCGAACCCGTTGTCCAGGAGCTGGCCGGACTCGCCGAGGGCGCGCACCTCGCTGCGCCAGGCGCACAGGTCCGGGTAGCTCTCGTTCATACCGGCGTCGAACCTCTCCGCCAGCGACCGCTCGATGCCCTGGTTCACGAGCCCGTTCACGCTCAGGCCGTAGTTCCAGCCGTGGCCCGAGGCCTTGGCCCGGTCGCGCCACTCCCCGTCGGCCCGCCCGAACACCATCGTCGCGATCATGCTGTGCGGGTCCTCGCCCCGGATGAACATCCCGGCGTACCCGGGGTCACCGCAGTGCCCGGCGAACGCGCGCATGTCCACCTGGTCCAGGTCGAACGCGATCAGCACCTCCCCGTCGTCGGAGATGAACGGGGCCCGCTGGATCACCTTCCCGCCCCGCTTGCCGAGGTTGGTCACGCTCGGCTTCACCATCGCCCAGCGCCGGGATCCCTGGGTCTCGCCGACCTTGCCATGCACGCGGTCGCCGATCAGGTGGCCCATGATTTCCTCGTACTTCGCCACGGCGGTGGTCACGGTGGTGATGTGCCCGCAAAGCTCCCTGATCGCCTCCACGTCCCCGCCCCGGTCGGCGAAAGCCGACAGCACCCGGGGGTTCAGCATCCCCGGCCGCACCTCGCCCTTGGCGCCTTTGCCGACCATGTACGACGCCTGGCCCATGGCGTCCTTGTTCAGCGCGAGGGTGCCGCCCTCGGTCCTCGGCACCGCGAACGCGCCCCGGTCGGCGAACGCCCTCACCAGAGCCTCCCGCCCGGCGTTGCTGCCCAGCGGGCTCTTGCGCACCTCCTCGTAAAACTCCTTCTTGCTGCCCCGGCCCCGGCTCTTGGTCTCGGTCAGGGGGACCCCGGCGTTCTCGGACAGCCACTGGAGGCTGGCCCTCTTCTTCTCCGCCTCCTCGGCGACGCGCTCGCGCAGCAGCGGGACATCGATCTTCCAGCCGCTCAGCGTCATCCGGTTCTGGATCCACGCCACCTTCTGCTCGCGCTGGCGGTAGTCCATGCGGGACGGGTCGTCGTGCTGGCGGCGGTACAGGCTGCGGGTGGCCTTCAGGTCGCCGGACAGGTACTCGCGGTACCGGGGCAGCCCGGCCGGGATCTTCCCGTACCCGTCGGCCTCCCGGGCCCTGCCTGCCAGGGACGGGTCCCCGTACTCCTTCGCCAGCTCCGGCAGGTGGTCGGTCTTGCCGGGCTCGCCCCGGCGCACGAGCGCGTCGTTCAGGCCGTAGTAGCCCTTCTGGTTCCACGGCGGCAGGAACTGCCCGCCCGGCGGGTCGGTGACCGTCTCGTCCACGTAGGAGTCCCAGGCCTTGGCGGCCAGCCGGTCGTACAGGGCCGGGTCCCCGTGGTGCCAGGCCACCGCCATCAGGTCGTACCGGAAGATGTTGTGGCCGTAGATCACCGGCGCGCGCTCCAGCAGCTCGATCAGCTCCTGAGGGTCGTTGGTGATCACCTCCCGGCCGTTTGCATCGACCAGTCCGCTCAGCCGTGCAAACGGCTCCTCGGGGGTGCTGCGGTAGGTCAGGAGGGTGTCCTTGTCGGGCGTCTCGATGTCCCAGCCGACCACTCCCTCCAGCACCGGCAGCTCCGGCCGCGAGACGGCGGGAGACGGGTCCCCCGGGGCGTCCTCCACGGGTGCGAACGGGTCGGTTCCGTAGTCGTTTTCCATGGTCATTTCAGGCTCCTCGGATCGAAACGAATCCGTTTCGGTAACGGGAGTAACACGTCCAGGGTTAACCGTTACATGTGGGGCAACATTTTGGTTAACCTGCGACGTGTTACTGCTGTTACCGCTTTTGACCGTACCCCCTGTGAACGGGTCTTTTACCCCCTCATTACCTTCGTCGGATCCAGGCTCTTCGGTACGCCACGCCACTCCCAACCACGCACGGACACTGCCCTTGTGCGGGCCCCGGCCCGCCAGCGTGCTCAGGTCGGCGGGGTTCTTGATCAGCTTGTACTCGACGCTGTTCTGGCCCATCAGATCGTGGCCCCCGAAACGGGCCAGGAACGTCTTGTCACCCCACTCGCGCTGGCCCTTGTCCTTGATCCACGTGTTGAACACACCCCGCAGCTCGGTGCCCCCGACGCAGGCACCGAGATCGAAGATCAGATGTTCATCTGCAAACGCCAGGATCAGGTCGCTCTCCTTCCTCCACCGCAGGGTGTCGGACTCCACACGCTCCGGCAGCTCCGGCATGATCCGGCTCAGCTCGTACCAGCGCCGGGACCCCTCACACGCCCACGCGAGAGCGGCCTCCAGGCACTGCGGGTCCTCCTTCAGCCGCAGGCGGAGGGTTGCGTCCCCGAGCCGGTCGTTCGGCCCTCTCAGCTCCTCAGGGCGCCTCCGGAACGTGTACGGGAACATCAGCAGCGCGAGTCGGCGCCAGGTGCCGTGGTCCGTCTCGTCCACGACCGGCTTGTGGTTGGAGTTGATGAACAGCGAGTGCGTCGCCTCGAACGTCACCGGGTCCTGCCGGATCCTCCGGCCGGTGATCTCCCGTGTCCCCGCGAGCTTCTTGGCGCGGTTGGTGTCCAGCCTGCGGGCTTCTGGGGTTTCTTCCAGAACCGCATACCGCGCACCCATCAGGTCCATGATCTCGGTCGGGTGGTTGTCGCTGGCTGCCCCGAGGATCACCCGGTCGCTCACCTGCACGTGGTACTTGCCTAGCGCGAGCGCGAGCGGGTCGTACAGCGTCGACTTGCCGTTGCTCCCGCCCCCCTGGAGGATCAGGATCAGGTCGTCGGGCGTCATGTGGCCGGTGACGGCCTGCCCGACCCGGATCTGGTACCAGTCCAGGACGTCCTGCGGCAGGGCGTCCAGGGCCTTGTCCCAGTCCGGGTGCACCGCGTTCTTGACGAAGTCCGCCCCCGCGATGCGGGTCATGAGCTGGTCGGGGTCGTGCGGGGTGAGCACCCCCGTCCGCAGGTCGACCACGCCATTGGGGCAGTTGAGCAGGTCCGGGTCCGCGTCGAAGTCGGCAGCCGTCGCCTCCAGCCGCCCGCGCGCCAGCTTCATCAGGTTGCCCAGCTTGGCGGCCGTGAGCGCGCTCCGCCAGCCGTCCATCAGCCCCTGGAGGTTCCGGCTCGGGTCACGGCGCTGCTCGTCCAGCACCAGCCCGAACTGCTCCAGGGCCCACTGCCTGATGCTCTCCAGCACCGTGGCGTCCGAGGCTTCCTCCCAGACCTTCCCCGACCACTGCATCCAGCCGAGGCCCCGGGCCCACTTGAACCGGCCCTCCAGCGCTTCGTCCACGACCGTGTCCGTCAGCACCGCGTCGGTAAAGGCGGCATCCTGCTGGCCGGTGGGGAGCTGGCGCGCCGAGGCGTCCCGGAGCTGCTCCATCGTCCCGCCCGCGTGCAGGAAGTCGTCCACCCCCTTGACGGCGACCCGGCTGCCGTCGGCCTGCTCCACCTCTGCGGGCACGATCAGGTACAGCGGCCGGGCCTGCTTGCTCTCCAGCCAGCGGCCGAGCCGCTGCATCGCGAGCATGACGGTGCGCTTCTCCCGGGTGTCCGCGTCGAAGCAGATCACCACGTCCCGGCCCTGGAGCGGGATGTCCTCCCAGTCCCCCAGCGTCCCCATCTTGCTGCGCCAGTTGAACACGCCGGTCAGGGTGAGGGCCGCCTTGCCGTACGACGCCAGGCAGTCGGCCTTCTTGATCCCCTCCGTGATCCAGAGCGCGTTGCTCGGGTCACGCACCGCGTCGGCCACCGCCGGGGGCACGTCGAGCCGGTTGGGGGTGCCGGACTGGCTGGCGTACTTCTGGCGCTTGCCGTCCGGAGTGGCCTGCGGCAGCGCAGGCTTGAACTGGACCCCGATCTCCTCGCCGGTCACCCGGTACATGGGCAGCAGCAGCGCCGGGAACGCTGTCTCGTCCCGCCACGCCCACCTCGGCACCCGCAGGCTCTTCAGCCGGGCCTTGTCCTCCTCGGTGCCGTACAGGGTCGCGTAGCCCCGGGCCGCCTGCACCTCGGCCGAGATGCAGCTCGTCTCCAGCTCACGCTGGTGTCCGGGCATCAGTTCCGAGGGCGCACCGGCCCCCGGGTCGTCCACAGTGGTCACGGCTCTCCCTACTTCCTGCGCCCCCGGCGCTTCGGTCCCCGTCCGGCCGGGTGGGTCAGTCCGTCCCTGCCGTCGAACCGCGCTTCCGACGCTCGGTCCCAGGCCTGCTCGTACGCTGCGGCCTGCCACAGCCTGTGCACGTCGGCCACCTGCCCGTCCGGCATCCACACCCGGCAGGTGTGAGCCGTGGTGCAGTTGTCACCCCGCCGGTGCATCCCCCGGACGGTGAAGAGCATCATGCCCGACCGGGCCGCCAGCTCCGCCCAGCGCGGATCGTCCACCGCATCGACCGGCGGCTTCACCTCCAGCCAGACCTGGACCCCGTTCGGCCCCTTGACCCGGAAGTCGCACAGGTACCGCCCGGCGTCGAGTTGCGCGCCCTCGGGCTCGTACTCCCAGTCGAACCCGGCCTCGGTCAGGAACACGGCCCAGCGGGCCTCCAGCCGGGAGCGGAAGCGACACCCGTACGCCCGGGTCTCGATCGCAGGGATGTGCGCATTCACGTTCCCCACCTCTCGGCCTGGAGCCGACGGGCCTCCTGTGCGCCCTTGCGGGTCAGTCCGCCCCGGGACCCGATCAGCCCCCGCACCTCCATCACCGTCAGCACCTGGCCGTCAGCCAGGCCCGGAGATCCGCCGGTGTACGTGTCCGCGTTCAGCAGCGCGTCCTGGACCTTCTCCTCCAGCTCCTCGCCGGTCATGACCTGGTCACCCCGGCCACGTCCTCCTCGTGCACGAGCCGCAGGCTCTCGTCCCCGCCGCCGCAGGTGTCGGCCGCAGGGTCCTCCTCCAGCGGGTCGCCGTGGGCCGGGCAGTCCGGGTGCGCGTAGGCGATCACGTCCCCGGCCTCGGGCACGCCGATGTCGGCAGCCGACAGGCAGATGCCGTTGCACTCGGGCTCGCTGTACCTGCCGGAGTGCCAGCAGCTCGTGCACGGGCTGTCCGGGGTGCAGTCGTACTCCTCGTCCTGCCAGCCGGGGCAGGGGGCCCCGCTCATGCCCCGACCCCCGTCACAGCCGGAGCGATCTTCCGGTCCAGCTCCGCCTGGTCCACCAGGACCCGGCCCTCGATCTTGTACTTGGTCAGCTTCCCGGCCGTCATCCACCGCCGGATCGTGTTGGGGTCGACGTGCGCGGCGTCGGCCGCCTGCCGGACGGTCATGTACGTGCGTTCCACCTCTGCCTCCCTTGTCATGGGTACGATGTGGCATACCCGAGTGTACGAGCTTATACACCGGGGTAGAGCCCCAGCACGTGCCCACCGACCACGGAAGGAGACCCGCATGGCTCAGACCCTGGAGCGTCTGCTGACGCTCTACAACGCCGTGCTCAAGGCGGAGCTGAGCGGAGCCGAGGAGGACGTCCAGGCCGCGCTCGCGGTACTGGACGAGTCCGAGGCGTCCCGCCTGAGCAACGCCATGTTCAACATCAGTGAGCTGGCCGAGGCCCAGCGCAAGCGGCTCCGCCGGGTGCGGGGGCTGTCATGACCGGAGAGGACGCGGTGTACGGCGAGTGGCTCAACCTGCTCGGCTCGGACGAGATCACCGACCGTGACCCGGACATCGCCCGGGACCTGCACCTGATGCACGACACCGCCGAGGCCAGCCACCCGCAGGAGGAGTCCTGATGGACGGCATCGTTCCCAAGGTCACCGCCTTTGACGAGACGGCCGCCCTGTGGGCCGTCATGCGCGGTGACCCCGGCCGGGCCCGGCGCGTGATCGAGTCGATGTTCCCCACCGAGCTGGCGGAGTTCGAGGCACACCTGTCCGCGCTCATGGACATGGTCTGGAGCGCGTCGTGAACCGGGCACTGGAAGCGCTCAAGGCGATCTACAACGACCTGGATTCCACCGGCCGGGCCGGGGACGAGTGGGCGTACGAGTGGGTGCACGAGACGTGGCCCGCCCTGGTCCCGCTGGACCTCCGGGTGGCCGCCGGTGACCGTGACGCGGCCGAGGACCCGGCCGCCACCCGCTGCCCCAGCCCGAGGCCGTGCGGCCACCCGCTCGCCCTGCACGACACTGAGGGCTGCACGGTCACCGTGCCCTGCGACGACCCTGACTTCGGGCCGACCGAGACCTGTCCCTGCTGCGAGAGGTGGACTCCATGACCATCCAGAAGCACTGGTGCGCCGTTGAGAAGGTGCGCCCCGGCGACCAGCTCGACTGCCCGGACTGCCGGGCCGGGCTGCTCGCCGCGTTCCGGCGCCCGGCCGACGAGCCCGAGCCCCTGCCGGTCCACGGCCCGGTGGCCGGGCCGGTGGCCCCCGCGCACCCGGCGGAGCACTACCTGTGCCCCTTCTGCCCGGAACTTCTCGACAACGCTGACCAGTTGAGCGAGCACGTGGAATTCGTCCACACGGACCGGTTCGGCGCCTGGTCCGGACACCCCTCCAGCCCGGCGCCGCAGCCCGGGAAGCTGGTCTGGCCCGAGGAGCAGGAGCCGAACATCATCGAGCACACGACCGACTTCGAGGTGGACCCTCGGGAGGACGGCCCCGGGGGCACCTGGCGGGCATGGTGCTCGTGCGGCTGGGAGGCGGCCGGGCTGTACGCCCGGAACACCGGCCAGCTCCCGGCCGCCCGGCTCGCCCGTATCAAGGCCGACCGGCACCGTAAGGAGAGTGCAGCCCAGTGATCGGTACCCAGCCCCGTGACATGCTCCGCCTTCGCCCCTACCAGGACGAAGCGGTCAAGGCGGTGATGAACTCCTGGACCGGGGGAATGCAGCGACCGGCCGTTGTGCTGCCGACCGGCGCAGGCAAGACCGTCGTCTTCAGCCACCTGGCGCACCGGTTCCGTGACTGGCGTACGGCCGCCGACGGCGGTGCGGTCCGCCCCCGGCGCGTGGTCGTTCTCGTGCACCGGGACGAACTGGCCGACCAGACCCTGGCCAAGCTCCGCATCGTCGCTCCGCACCTGTCCCTCGGCAAGGTCAAGGCCGAGGACAACGACGTGCTGGCGGACGTGATGGTGTGCTCGGTGCAGACCCTCGCCCGGGAGAACCGTGCTCAGCAGCTCCTGGACGCTCAGACCTACGCCGGGCCCGTCGGGCTCACGATCGTGGACGAGTGCCACCACGCCGTGGCCGACAGCTACCGCAACGTCATGGCCGCCCTCGGCTGCTACGAAGGCGGCACCGAGCGGCTGGCGGTCGGCTTCACGGCCACGCTCGCCCGGGGCGACGGACGCGGCCTCGGCAACGTCTGGGAAGACGTCGTCTTCACCCGCTCGATCCTGTGGATGATCGCCAACGGCCACCTGGTCGACGTGCGCGCCCACACCATCGAGATGGAGGATCTCGATCTCAAGTCGGTGAAGCGCTCCGGCGGCGACTACACCGCCAAGTCCCTCGGCGAAGCGCTGGAAGCCGCCGGGGCACCGCACATCATCACCGAGGTGATCAAGCAGCACGCCCAGGGGCGCCGCTCGATCCTGGTGTTCACCCCGACCGTGGCACTGGCGCAGGAGGTCGCCGCCTCCCTCAACGACGCGGCCATCGGCGCCGAGGTCGTCCACGGCGGGACGCCCCGGCCGGAGCGGCTGCACGCCTATGAGCAGTTCCGCCAGGGCCGCATCCGCGTGATCGTCAACTGCATGGTGCTGACCGAGGGGGCCGACTTCCCGTTCGCGGACTGCGCGGTCATCGCGCGGCCGACGTCGAACCAGTCGCTGTTCATCCAGATGGTCGGCCGGGTGCTGCGCCCGAGCCCGGTGACCGGCAAGTCCGACGCGCTGGTGCTCATTCTCAACGGCACCGGCGGGAAGATCGCCACGCTGGTCGACCTGGAGCCGGACATCGTCATCCCGGTGGCGGACGACGAGTCCCTGGCCGAGGCGTACGAGCGCCAGGAGGAGATCCGGGACCAGCAGGAGAAGGACCGGGCCGCCCGGGAGGCCCGTCGGCCGCTCCGGCTCCAGCTCCAGCGCAAGGACGTCGACCTGTTCGCCTCCTCCCCGGCGTACCAGTGGCTGCGCACCGACAAGGGGGTGCAGTTCATCCCGCTGGGGGGCAACGGCTACATCGTCCTGTGGCCATGCCTGGACCAGGAAGGCCTCTGGGACGTCGTCCACGCGCCCGAGGGCCGGGAGAAGTGGCAGCGGCTGCACACCTGCCTGGACCTCGGCATGGCCATGGCCTGGGGAGAGACGGCGGCCGACGAGCGCAGCGCCATCAACACCGGCAAGTCGGCGTCCTGGCGCCGCAAGAAGGCGTCCGAGGCGCAGATCCGGTACGCGGCCAACCTCGGCCGCACGGTGCCCGAGAGCGGCCGGGCCGGTGAGGTCGGCGACCTGATCTCCATCGGCCTGGCCAGCAAGAAGATCGATCGATTCGTGAAGGGCTGATCATGAAACTGGTACGCGACAAGATCCCCGGGCTGTACCCCCAGCACACCTACCGCCAGGCCACGTCAGCCGAGGGCCGTCTGCTGCTCCGGCTCAAGCTCGCCGAGGAGGTGGGCGAGCTGCTCTCCGCCGCGACCGACGAGGCACTGCTGGAGGAGCTGGCCGACGTGTACGAGGTGCTGGAGGCGCTCGCGGCCGACCGGGGGTGGTCCCTGGAGGGGGCCGTCCGGTACGCCCGGAACGCCAAGAGGATGGCGCGCGGCGGCTTCACCCAGGGATGGGTGCTGGAGTAGGTTGACCGGTCACCGGCCGGGGTAGTCCCCGGCCAACACGACCACGGAAGAAGGAACATGAGGAATCTGACCGAAGAGCTGGAGAAGCTCCGGCAGGCCGCGCTGATGGACGAGGTCCGGGCGGTGGTGCGCGAGGAGATCGCCAGGGCGTTCCAGGCGTTCCGGCGGGAGGCCGAGCGTTACGACGGCGGCGAGATCAGGGACATGGCTGCGGACGCTCTCGCCACGGTGCTGGACGGCACGGTGACCCGCCTGACCTGCCCGCACGAGAAGTACCAGGACTGGGGTTTCGGCCCCCAGCCTCAGTGCGCCCGGTGCGGCGAGCCGGAGCCCCAGCCCGTCAACCCGTTCGAGCCCCACGAGCACACCCATGACATTTCCGACAAGGGCGAGCCGACCGACTGCATCATCTGCGGCGCCCCGTACAGCAAGGACCAAGCCCATGGCTGAGACGTACCACGGGATCGAGATCCCCGACGATCTCTGGCAGGACTGGGCCGACCCCAACGCGTCCGAGGTATCCGGCTGGCGCCGGGGCGTCCGTGCGGCCATCCAGCCGGACACCCTCCAGGCCGACCTGGAGATGACGCGGCTGGGAGCCCTGGCCAGGGCACGCGATGAGGCCGAGCCGCTCGACCCCGGGTGCAAGCACGCCTTCGCCACGGCGAACGGGGTCACCACCTGCCAGATCTGTGAAGGAGTGAAGACCGATGGCTGAGGTCAAGAAGGCGGCCTGCCAGCGCTGCGACCGCACCGACGTGAGCGTGATCGCCAGCGGCATGCTCCGCAACCATGCCGCCAACGGCAAGAAGGTCACCGCCGACAACCCGGCGTGCCCCGGCTCGGGGCTCGACCCCCGCAACGGCGGTCCGGCCGCTCAGGACGGCCTGCGCTTCCTGTGCCGGGTGCCGAGCGGGCCGACCGGCTGCGGCCACCAGGTCCAGCTCACCGCCAACCACCGGGCCCGGACGCACCTCACCCCGCAGGGAACACCCTGTGCCGAGGGCGGGAGCGCCTTCCCGATCGCGGTCGGACTGGACGGCTACCGGGCCGACACGGCCGACTGGACCGAGGAGGACTGGAGCCGGGCCCTGCCCAAGCCGGAGCGCACGTGGCTGTGCGGCTGCCCGGGGCAGACCTGGGACAGCTTCCAGGCCATGGAGAGCGCCGGGCACGGGGTCGGCCGGTGCGCCGACCTCCCCCACGACAGGCCGCCAGAGGAGAACGTGACTGGTCCAACGGCCCTGATCGCGGAGCTGAAGACGGCCGTCGGCGATCCCGGCACCGTGGAACGTCAGCTCGCGGCGTACCGGTCGGCGGCCGGGGTGCTGGAGCCCTACGACCCGCAGGACCCCGACGGTCCCGGCGAGCCCACGGCCCCGCCCCGGCTGGACCCCGTGGAGTGCGCCTGCAACCTCCAGTGGGCCAGCGGCAAGGCCATGCGCGCGGCCGGGCACGACGACATGGACTGCGACAGCTCGCCGATGGTCGCCGGGCCGGTCGAGACGGAGGACGTGTTCGACGCCACGCACCGGTACACCGACGAGTCCGGCACCGAGTGGGTCCACCCCGGAGAGGCCGGAGACTGCCGTCTCCCGGACTGCTGCACCCACCCCCTTGGGTTCGAGTACGGGGACGACGCCAACGGCCACAGCGGGTCGTTCTGCTTTGTCTGCGGGGAGCCGGAGCCCGACGACCCCGAGCCCAAGTGGGGCACCCCGGCCGACCTGCTGAGCCAGATGCCCGCCGATCTCGTCGCGCAGTACGCGGACCGGCCGGTCTGCTGGGAGTGCGGCGACCGGCTGATGCTGTGCGTGGAGTCGTTCGACCCCGAGGGCAAGCCCCGTAGCGTCGTCTGGTCCTGCGACCCCAACTGCGAACACACCCAGGGCTCGGGCCACTACGGCCGGACCTGCCGCCCGCAGATGTCCTGGCAGGACCGCCTCGGCTACCTGGAGCACGGCGAGTTCTTCCGGCGCCACACGGCCAAGGCGCCGCTCGACAGCCTGGTCTACCGGGTGGACGCGGTGAACGACGAGATGGAGATCATCTCGGCGATCGTTGTCAGTGCCGGACGATATCAAGGACGTGTCGGTGAGCTGACCGACCTGAGTGAGGAGATCACATGCACGGATCACAACGGCCAGCGGCTCCGCCGCCCTCGGCTCCGCACGCCCGTCGGGCCCCCGACCAGCCCCGATCTGTACCCGACCCCTTCGCGTCCGGCTCCGACGACGCCCCGCAGCCCGGCCCCGTCTTCCACGCCGGGTACGACTCCGACTGCGATGCCGTCGGCTGCACCGAAGGCGGCCGGATCGAAGAGGGCGACCTCATCCGGGCCGACGGCGAAGGCGGCTTCGTCCACGCAGAGTGCTGGGAAGGCTGACGTGGCCGACGCCTTCAGCACCCCCAAGCAGGCCACCAGCGAGTCGGAGAAGTACGACCGGTTCGGCCGGTACAAGCTGACCCACCCCAAGACCGGGAAGCCGGTCAAGTGGACCCGGGCCACGACCTACGCCAAGTCCATCGCCGACACGTACAACCTGTCCATGTGGGCGCAGCGGATGACGCTCAAGGGCGCGGCACTGCGGCCGGACATCGTCGCGGCCGTGTCCACCCTGGACGTCAAGGCCGACCGGGACCGCGTGAACGCCCTCGTGGAGGACGCCAAGAAGGCGGCCGGGGTCAAGGTCGCGGCCAACCTCGGTACAGCGCTCCACGCCTTCACGGAGGACCGGGACAAGATCCTCGTGGGTCAGGCGGTCAAGCCGCAGGAGATCCCCGAGAACCTGCTGCCGTCGGTCGACGCGTACGAAGCCCTCCTCCAGGGGTTCGGGCTCCGGCCGGTGCCAGGTCTGATCGAATTCACGACGGCCGTGCTCCAGTACGAGATCGCCGGGACCTCGGACCGCTGCTACCAGGTGACTCGGGACATCACCTTCACGCTGCACGGCCGGGTGATCACCCTGTACGCCGGGGAGTACGTGATCGGCGACGTCAAGTCCGGCGCCGACCTGAGCTATGGCTGGATGGAGATCTGCATCCAGCTCGCGATCTACGCTCAGGGCATCAACACCTCGGGTGTGTTCGACTGGGGCTCCAGGGCCTGGGGACACCCGACCGTGCCCGGCGAGGGCGACGTGCAGATCCAGGTCCGCACGGACGTCGGCCTGATCCCTCACCTGCCGGTGGACCGGAAGGACGGCGACCCCCTGGCCACCCTGTACGCGGTCGACCTGGACTGGGGGTGGGCCACGGCCGTGCTCTGCGGCCAGGTGCGCGCCGCGCGCAAGGAGGGCAACCTGGCGACGGCGCTGACCGTGGCCGACGTGGGCAGCTCTGCCCTGCCGGAGGTGCAGGAGACGGCCGGTAGGGCTCCGGCGCGCAGCGTCGTGTCCCGGCCGCCGACCCTGGAGGAGCGGGCGAAGGCCGTTACGACTCAGGCCGCAGCCTCCGCCCTGTGGAAGGAGGCGGTCGCCGCGCGCACCCCCAAGGCCGAGGTGGACCGGCTCGTCGGCATCATGCGGGGCGCCCTGGAGCGGCTGGTCGAAAAGGGCGCCTGACCGGCTCTTTGATCCGGTTTAGCCAAACACCGGAGCCGGTAGGCTGAAGGTGTGCACGACGGCGGGCCAGGCGGGTCAAACCACCTCGGCGAGGGCGGACGGATGTACGTCCGGTCCAGCCCGCCGAACGGAGGGCCGGGAGTGTACGTCAAGGCCCTGTGGGTCGATGTGACCCGGCCCTCCGCCTCCCCATCCAGAGCAAGATCAAGTGAAAGAGGAAGCGCATGAGCGACGACCCGTTCAAGAGCGGCAGTGACGGCGGCAACGGCATCACCGAGTACGGCGGCCAGCTCCTGCTCGTCACCCCCACCGAGTACGTCGAGTCGATGTCCACCTCCTTCGGTGACACCGACTGCGTCCGCGTCGACTTCGTCGTCCTGGACGCCCCGGACGGGCCGGTCGAGGAGGAAGACAGCCTGGTGTTCCAGCGCATGCTGATCGGTGCGCTCAAGAACCAGGCCAAGTTCAACGAGAAGAACGGCGTGGACGAGAAGACCGGCTACCCCCGGATGACCCTCGGGGTACTGGTGCAGGACAAGGAGCGCCAGAAGAAGGGCCAGTCGGCCCCGTGGGTGCTGGCCGAGCCGGACGCGG